GGTCTTTCGACGCACGGTAAACGGCGATGAAGAGCTTGCGCCCTTCAGAACCGCAATGTACTGCACGTTGTTGTAAAGTACATGCTGGAACCGGTCTTCAACGGGAACGGTGGAGATTTCTTTCCACCGCCAACGTTGTTGATCCCGATCCCAGCGAACGTGCTCACAAGTGAGGAACTCGTCCTGACCTACGTGGAATGCGCACTCAGCAGAAGCTGAACGCACCCAACGCATATGCTCATCTCTGTAACCCCCTTCACGGCGCATAAAACGCCACTTAGAAGGGACACTTTGACGGAGCAAAGGACGAGCGCTGGCCCAAAACTCTCGGGCCAAGTCGTGTTTTAACGACCCGTTGTGCAGGACATGGAAAACTCTCAATTCAGAGAGCTCCTCGTCCAGGTACACTGGCCTCACAGCCTTACCGCCGAACCAGTCTTCCCCACATGACTCCCGAAACGGACCATGAATAAAGGTCTTATCCGGGTTGGAGCGGAACCCACACGCACCGAGAACTTCCAGTGCATGCAAGGCTACGCTTTGAGTGCAGATTATATCGTCACCGTAAACCCGAAATTTACCGGGCGCGGCGTTGAGTTGTCTGCAAGCCATGATGATGCTCGAAAAGATGAGCGTCTGAAGAGGAAAACAGAAGCCATTACCCATAGAAACGAACTTGTGGTAAGGTTTAACCTCACCATTCAGCGAGTAACTAGGGGCTCGGTTTGCGCTAAGAAGCTCAAACCAACTACGTGGTAAAAGATCTCTAACCAACTCGGTAGATAACGAATCCGAGGCAGATCGTAGATCAATGGTCGCGTAGGGGTTAAATCCCCCTATACTTCCTTGTCGAGCAAGCTCTTGGTTAGGAGCCTGCTGTGATAAATCAAGTCCGTACGAGCAAAGCTTCGCTCTTAAGACCTGATCTATCCCTTTCTGGACAAAACCATTTAGTAATGGCTCGACTGCTATTGACCGATAGGTCTTGGCAGTCTTCGGCACGAAAGCAACTTTGTTGTAGAAAACGAGACACGCTTTCGCCTTGACAGATTCGCTAAATGCGTCTCTGTCGTAGCAGACCAATCCCTCCTTTCGAGGGAGAAACAGGTCGCGGTAATGTGGATTCCTCCACAAAGCCGCAAGCGCGTAAGGAAGGGCTGTCGGAGTAACGGTCCACTCTTGTGAGAGAAGCTTCCTCGCAAGATTAGTGGCATCGCCGTGAACACCGATTGATGCGCCCGGACCAAAGTCGCACTCATCGAAGATGGCGTTAAGATCAGGTTCTTCCCCGATCACACGCCTAAT